ATTAGTATCAAAATGTAGGGGTGTAATTCCACAAGTTGATGAAGTAGAAACTATGCCTACTGGTAGTCTTTGGGATGAGTTAAAAGATGATTATATCAAAGCTAATCCAGATTCTAAGAGCATGGACAACAATAACTCAACATTGAAAATGCCACCAGAAGGGTATATACTACCTCTACCAAAACCTAAAGATGAGTAAAAAACCTTTAACAATATCAGAAGAGGCAAAAGTGCAGATGCCAATGAAGACGGTTGCTAGCCTGATCGCGCTCGTCGCAATTGGGACCTGGGCTTATTTTGGTATTAATGAAAAGCTTAACCAACACAGCACAAAATTAGAATTGTTTGAAAAAGATTTACAACATAATACAGAATTTAGAATTAAATACCCGCGTGGAGAACTTGGTCAGTCGAGTGGGGAGGCTGAACTTTTTATGTTGGTGGAGCATATCGCAGGATTATTAGATGAACTAGAAATAGAAGTTAAGAGTATGAGAAACAATGCAGTTAATATAGAATTTTTACAAGAAAGAACAAAGAAACTTACAGAGGATGTAGAAAAATTAATTAGAAATGGGAATGGTCACTAATGATAGAGATTGTATTTGCATTAATACTAGAATTAAATGGTACCATGATAGAACACGTCTATAAAGACTCTTTAAAAGCGTGCCTTTATTCAAAGCGCATAGCTAAACAAGAAGTAAATCCAGAGAGAGTAGTCTTTAAATGTAAAAAGGTAGAAGCAGAGACAGAGGTCTACCAAGATAGAAAAAGAATTATAAAAATAATTAAGTAATGCAAAAGTCCAATAAACGCAGGAATCCTATTGCAAAACAACTTAGACATTTTAAACAAAAAGTGGTAAAGAATAAGAAAACATATGACCGGAAAAAATTTCAGAATACAGGCAGAAGTAGTTAATGGTAAGTGTCCAACGTGTGATGAGCTAACTATGTTAGTTGGTTTAACTCCAGAATTATTTAGATGTATGAACTGTGGTTCTGATTTACAACAACATATAAATGGTAAAATAAGTTATTTACCTGTCTTAACAAGTGTTCAAGACCATAAACTTTATGTTAAAGATTGGTTAGATAATGGCTAAAGCTAAAGGTTTATACGCTAAAGTAGCTCACGAGCCTATATTTCACAAAACTTCGATCGGACGCAACCCTAGCTTGTGCAAAATGAACAAAAGTAAGCGACGTATGTTCAAAAAATACCGTGGCCAAGGCCGTTGACATTATCCTAAAATATCCTATATTAGTCTTATGAAAGAAAAAAAAGTAACAATATCTAGTAAAAATATAACACCAAAACAATGGTCTATTTTATTATTAGAGTTAAATTTAGTCAGACAAAGTTGGGCTCCTTACGCCAAAATAGAATTGAGCGCTCCTGGTCTTAAAAAAATTTTAACTTATGGCACAAAAAATTATGATCGAAAAGATTGATCAAGCCGCTAATATGTGGAACAAAACTAAAGATCCACAATACAAAGATCTTTGGTACAAACTAGTAAAGGAGTTTGCAGATGGAACTTATTATCCTAAACGATGGAATGTATCAATTAATTCCATTGTCAAAGCAGATGATGGAACATGTGTCTTTATTGGGCGACGTCACTTGCATGGACCTATGCGACATACTAAGATTAAAACTAACAGGCTACGTTGATACGTTAAACCTACACATCATGAATGATGGTAGTGGTAGTCTAGTTGGTTGTATGTGTAGATAAACCTATCCTAAAGAGGGAAAAACAAGGATAGGTTATTGTGGTGAGATGATCCCGCTATAACACAATTTGAACACAATTTCAAACTGATTCTTCAGGGTTACACGTAAACCTAATATATATGTTGTGTTTGTTAACTTCTTGTCTACCAATTTCTTGCATTTTATTTAAAGATTCTTCATAACCAAACACCATACAATCATAAGTAGTATCAAAAGTTTTAGGCCATGGGTATGGTGGCATACAAGTGCCAGCTACCTGTGAACAAATAATTAAACTAAGTATAATTTTCATATTGACAAATCCTTGTTCAATCCTATATATTGCTCAGAAATAAATGAAAGGAACTATGACTGATATATCAAAATATAGAAATGTTTCGTTAACACATGAAACATATAAGATATTGGAATCATTATCAAAGGTAATATTGCCCGATGCTAAGTTATCCATATCTAAGACCATTGAGTCTATTGCGAATGAGAAAGCGAGAAAATTAAATGGCAAAGTTAAAAAAATCTAGAATAAAAATACATATTTGTCCAACCTGTAAAGGTAACGGTTTTGTAAAAGTTTTTAACTTAGAGAAAGATGCATCGACAGTACACCAATGTTGGGACTGCGATTCGGAGGGAGAATATTATGAAGAAATTACTGATAATCTTATCGATGACGGTTATTCTTACAAGTTGCACTAAACTTGATTTTGATGGATTTGATCCAACGACTACAACAGTTAGATGGATTATGAAAAATGATTTGAAAAGGACCTCCGTCCATACAATGCCTAGCGCTAGTCCCTGTACGGCAACCGAAGAAGCGGTAGAGTACCGTGGAGGTGTGGAGCCTTTGCCTTCATGCGAGTACGTGCACGGAAAGCATGGAGGTTGATATGATTACTAACGAAGATATTGCCTACATCGCCGGACTCTTTGATGGTGAAGGTAGTATTTATTTTGCTAGACGTAAGGAAAAGAAAAAGAAACACAACGGTAAAGGTTATAGATATTCTATGTCACAACGTATTAGTATGGAAATAACTATGACTGATGAACACGTGATACGTTGGGTCCATGAAGTATTGGCTGTTGGAACTGTTGTTAGAAAACCTAGAAAAGGTTTGCGTAAAGATGGGACTAAATATTTAATGCAATACAAATGGCGTTGTACATTTAGAGATGCGTATAAAATATGTAGATTAATTTGGCCTTGGTCTAAGACTAAACTACAAAAAGTAGAACAAATCATAGACCACTATGATCCACATATCTTTGATGGTAATGTAGTAAGTATAGAACAATATAAACAAGCGATGAGTTTAGAATGATGTTAAAATTTTATATATGGGTAATGGGTTGGTCTGGTGCTTTGCACTCTTGGGCGTGGCGTAAACAAGCTAACATGATTAAGTATAAAGAAAAAAAAGAGGAAGAAGATTATATAAAAGAGTTAAAGAAAAAATTATGAAGAAAAAAGAATTACATGGATACTATTACGATGGTAAAACTTTGTATGAATTGTGGATTGATGAACAAGGTAATATAACTCAAAAAAAAATTAAATGACAGTTGAATTTGGAATAGGAATGTTTGTTTATAACCTTGGTTGTTTAGCCATAGGTCTTGCTATTCTTTATATAGTAATTAGAAATATAAAATGAATGAAATCTTTGGGAAAAAAGAAAATGAAGAATTAAAAGAAAGCTATGAACAATCAAAACGTAATAAATTGGATAGAACTATGATGGAAGATAAAGATTTAGAAGAGTATCATAACATTGGTAAGCCAATCAAATTTCATAATAAATACAAGTATATACAAGGAAAACAGCTCACGGACCCCGGATCTGGGACCAGGATTTATGACATAGATAATTATAGACTTCCTAGTGTGACTACTATATTAGGGGCCACAAAAAATAAACAATTCCTAAAAGACTGGATAGCTAAAAAAGGTGAAAAAGAAGCAGAACGAATCAAAAATCATTCTAGTAGTAGGGGGACATGTATGCACAAATTCTTGGAGCACTATATCCTCGGAACTGGTTGCGTTGATCTTACAGCAATCGGACAAGAGGCGCGTCCCATGGCCGACAAAATTATTGAGATCGGTCTTGCGCCAGTGGAAGAATATTATGGCTCTGAAGTTATGTTACACTACCCGGGTTTATATGCGGGCTCAACAGATTTGGTTTGCTTACATAATGGCAAAGAAACTATTGTTGACTTCAAACAAGCTAACCGTCCGAAAAAACAAGAATGGATTGAGGACTATTACTTACAGATTGCAATGTACGCCATGGCCCATGACTACGTCTACGGCAGTAGGATCAAACAAGGAGTTATCATGGTTTGCACGCCTGACTTATATTATCAAGAATTCAAAACAGAGGGCGCTGACCTTAGAGCCTGGAAACACAAGGCATTAAAACGAATTGACATGTACAATGAATTGAGATTTGATGAAAAAGAACAAGCAAAAGTTAATATTAAAAAGGAGGATTTTAATGAACGATAGGTTGTTTAGAACGCTTCTAAAGAGATATGAGGCTGAAATTGAAGATGCATTATACAAGATACAATGCATAGAGGATCACAACATGGTGATACCAGAGCACGTTGACATTACAGGAGAGGTAGATAAGCTTTTAGGTCAAATAGGCAAAGCAGAAGAAAAGTTGTCCGTAATGAGGAAATATTATGGCAAAAAAGAGGCAAAGACAGTATTATAAAGTTCTCACAGATAATTTAGTGTTGCTAAAAAAAAACATGAAAAAAAAGTGGAATAATGTCCAATGCAAAAATTATGTAGCAATACCAATGTTTATAGATGATTTTAGTGGACATTTTAGTGGACATTTTTAAGTCAAGTGGACATTATATTATGTCCATCTAGGGTGCCTTCGCGCGCGCGTAAAGGTCAATTAAGTATAGTGATTTATCTGACAAAACATTATATACAGAGATATGCCTAGGAAAAGAAGAAAAAGCATCGTAACTGATAAGGCTCCCGATATACCTTATCCGAAAGTCAGAGTGGAGTGGATAGACTGTGTCAGTGATTCTGGCTGGGCTACAGAAAAAGAATTTGATAGAATGAAATTTGCTAAACCTATTAATGAAGGTTGGTTGTATTCAAAAGACAAGGACTCTATAAAATTGTTTGCGTCTTACGATAAAGACGAAGATGGTTTTAGTTTTGGGGATCGGACGATGATTCCAAGAGTTTGGGTGAAGAAGATTCAGAAGATTTAGGTGTATCAGCAACTTCCTCAGCAGTCCCACTTACAACTTTCATCTTTAGAAGAGACGCGTAGTCGGACAGTATTTGTCTCCGTTTTGCTGCTAGTTCTTCTTCTGTCATATCATCTAATTTACCTGTTCGTATTTCTTTTTTATCTACATATAGGCCTCCAACTTTACCTCTGGCTACTTCCATATTGCCGGCAGCAGAAAAAGAATTTTTCTTCAAAGCAGCTTCTTTAATTCTATCTAATTCAGCTAAGTGCCTATCAAAAGTAATGTCATGTTTCTGCCTTACTTCATCTCTAAGTTCACCTATATATTTAACTACAAGTGGTGAGTACCTAGGGTTGGTAAGTTCTGATGCTTCTCTTCTACATCTGTCAACACTATAGCCTGCCAGCTTAGCTGCTTCAGATTTAGATACAGGTCCTTCTGGTCCTCCGAATACAAGGTATTCAGCGAATCTTTTTTGCATATCAGTTAATCTTTTTGGTAGTCCCATGATTGACAATTTAAGGGAACTATCCTATAAAGTCAAGGTATGAAAGATAAACGTACATATACAAAACTGAAAGAACATGGAGAAGATATGAGCCACGAAAACGAAAGCAGAGTAACTGTTGACCCCAAAAATAATGACGATAGAGGTCCTGGTGATCTTACTTTTTTAATAGAAGAACATAAAAGAGAAATTTATAAATGGAGGCAGAAAGAATCAGAGTGGATCAAAACAGAAAACAGATTACAAAATGCCAAACAGATTATAGATGACTTAAGTGCTAAAATTGTTAAGCAAGTTATGGTTATAGCTGAGTTAGAACAGAAACTAAAAGACAAGGAATGAGGGTCTTAGACTTACAAAATTTCCTCAGCGACTTTACATCTAGAAATAAATCTGGTACATCACAAGGTAATGCAATTTCAAATGCAGTAATTTTAGTTGAAATAAATGGACAGTTAAAAGAAATCAGTAAGATGGAAGTACACGAACACGTTGGACCAATTGTAATAGGTAATTCTAGACCAACGCATAGATTAGTTTTGAAAACACAAACACCTCGTATACCAATTTTCACTCCGAAGAAATTGGTAAAACATGAGGTTTGAGAACGACAGTGTTCCCTCAAAAAACTCATGGGTCCAGAGACTAAATTTTACAAAGAAATTAAAAAATCTATACCGAATATATCATGGATTAGACTTGAAAATCTTAGCTTATCCGGCACTCCTGATCTATTGGGCTATAATAATTCTGGCCACTTTTTCACCGTAGAGTTAAAGGTGACAAAAGGGAACAAAATTAGATTTTCCCCTCATCAAATTTCATTTCATAAACGTCATCCTGAGAATACATTTATCCTGGTAAAGGCCCTCGGTCCTTGTACCTCTAAAACTTTTTCAATATCCATGTACCATGGTCATAGGATCTCTGAGCTTGCAGCTTGTGGCTTAAAGCTTGACGCTTGCTACTCTGGTATTACAGCTTGTCGCTTGGCGCTTGATGCTCTCTGAACTGGTTTGGCTTGAGGCTTGCTGCTTGGCGCTTGAAGCTTGTTGCTTGAGGCCCGGACCAGGATGCACGCTCTCGCCCACCGTCGTGAACTCTTAAGCTAATGACCTGATCCGATATTCCACGCGGGAATTCTTTAATGCTTACCATATGAAATTGTTTTAATTGTGGCGTCCCAACATTGTCTGCAGTCTCTGCATTCGTTGTCTTGTGCTGGAGCTGGGCAGGTGTGAAAACCTTGGTCCACTACCATTGAAGAGTTGGGCCACGAATCAGGCGCCCGCTGGTTCACCATGGGCGCGCTAAATCGTATGACTAAATTGTTTGGCTTGTCCTTCAGGTGGGCTTTGATCCATGCTTCACGGGTCGGTAACCAGTGACGCTTAGAAGGTGTCAACCTGCAGACACTGTAAATTTTTTGTAAGTGATCTAGATCCTGAACGTCCCCGCTGTCATGCCACCTGAATACATCTGGCTTTTTGCTGTTGATCAAATGCGCCATTGCTGTGACCCATTGCGGATCTTTGATGGCCGCCAGCCTTCGATACTGTGCATCTTGCACAACCTTAAAAACATAACAACCTTTCATGGCATAACAGTCATAACAGACAGAGCCCTTGACAGCTTGCAGCTTAGCGCCAGTCTTGCATTCTTTGGCAGGTAAACCTATTGACCATCCAGGCATTTTTGAAGGCTTGCTCAGGCTGCCTCCTATAATTTTAAATGCTTCACTTGTTTTCATAATTTCTTTCTCCTTTAACTTCCTGGATAACATTATAATTCTTTCTTGTCAAGCTTGAAGCTTGGCGCTTGCAGCTTGCCGCTTCTTTTTTGTAACCATTGGCCTCGAGCCAGCGCCAGTGATTTATTAATACTCTAATACTTTCTGAACCGTTTCTCATAATTCCTTTCTTCACTTCAGGGCTGGTCTTCTTACCTCCAGCCCAAAAAGCGCCTGTCATTTGATGAGGAGGGGTTGAGTGATCAATACCCATGCATCAAAAACTTTGGACCAGCCAACGCCAGACTGTCTGTGTTCTAGCGGCGGCGGCGCGTTAACTGATCCCAGGTCCATTGCTGTAGCTACCTTGCAAGTGGCAATAGACCAGGGATCAGTACTAGTGGCTCGTAGGCGATCCCCCTCCAAAACGTTCGATGGGGGGACATTGTCAACGATCACATCTCGACCTAGGATATAGCCCAGTAATGTCCAGGCGCCCTATACTAGTTCTGATCCCAGGTCCATCCTGTTAGGTACCCCGGTAGAGAAATACAGCATTCCTATTTCGGTAGCAATCTGCTTTTCCCCCGAATAACACCAAGGTCGAATGGACCAGGGATCAGTTCTGATTGTTCATTGCACGAAGACGGCATTGATGCGGTGTGACGTACAACACAACCAGAAGTTGTCCCAGCTAATTTGAGTTTTTAATTCCGTAATTAGCAAAAGGGAATATATCCAATATAATACTTGACAATCCTATTGTCAAGTGATAATTTTAAATTATGCAAACAAATACAGAAAGAGGTAAAATGACTAGAATAAGACTAAACCAAGAGTATCGTAATAAGATTGCAAATCGTATGCGAGTACATCTTGAACAAGAGGACACGCAAGAAAAACAAAAGTATGACGAGTTGAAA